GGACGCCGGCAGACATGAGACGCCCAGGCGTGGTAACATTATTCCCGGGCTCATACTGAAACGGCTTATTGACTTCATCAGGACTGACGCCCTGCCCGCTATACGTCAGCGCAACCTGCTTCCGAATGTTTGGGTCCTTGACCGCGAGCAATTGCTGTTTTTCAAGCGCGGGGCCGCCAAATGCCGAATAATGGGCGTTGACGGCGGTACGCCACGCGTCGTCGTTGGTCGGATCGGCGAGGACGCCGCCGGCAATCTTGGCCTGAAGACCAAGATTAACGCCCTGCGTCTCTGCGTTTTCCTTATTCAGCTTGCCAAGATCGAGCGCAGCGTTGGGCATAAGACCGCCGGGGGTGGCAGACATCGCCTTTTGACCGGCAAACACGTTTTGCAATGTGCTCGCACCGGCCGGATCACCACCAGCGGCCAGATATCCCGAAACAGGGTCTTGACCTGAACGATACGATTGTGCAGCGGCTTGAAGCGCATTGTATTGCCGCTGTGCTTGAAGGGTTTGAATATCCTTCAGGCCCATAGAGGCATTGGCTAACTGGTACTGCGCCAACGTTCCAAGCGTCTTTGTCAAATCAATCGGGTTGGAATTGACGCCAAGCGCGAGCGAATTATTGATTTCAGCCATTACCACCAACCCCCAGGGGCCGTGATGCCGCCGAACATGGATGGGCTACCAGCCATAGGCGCAGCGTATGAGCTTCTATTGATTGCGTTGTACAGAAGTGAATTGGTGACACCGCTGTTAATGCCCCCAGTCAACGCATTCGCCCCGCCAATAATGCCAGAGGCCTGCGCCTGGCCTTGACCCTGGACACTGTTAGACATCTGATTGGAGAAATTCTGCGCCGATCCGGCAGCGGCACTTGCCGCATTGCCGCCAAGCTGGGAGAGCGATAAGAGGCGATTGAAGTAATTTCCAAACTGCTGAGTGGCTAGCCCCTGGTTGAATTGCATCGCGTCCTTAAGAGCGCCACCAGACAGGCTCAGGCCCTTCGCATTATTAGCGCGATCCAAAGCAAGATTGCCTTGCTGCTGCGCGAAGCCGTAATCCGGCGAATTATAGAACTGCGAATAGTCAACATTGGCATTCGACTGATTTCCGTTGGCGTCGATGCCATAAAGCGCCCCGAGCGAAGTTGTCGCGCCTTTGCCGATGTTCAGATATGGCGAGAAATTCGCCTGTGTCTGATCGAACATTTGCTTTTGGAGCGCCAGCGCATTCGCTGCGGCTTCGGCCTGCTTATCCGCAGCGTTGGACGCTGCATTCGCGCCGATGATACCAGAAGCAAGAGACGCACCGCCGATAATGAGTGGTGCCGCTATTGGCATGTTTCCCAATCCGATTTAGTCAATGAATAAATATCCGCCGGAATCTGGCGCCCATCGCGCCACCATCCGTCGTCAATCGTTCCTCGAAATTTTGCCTTGAGAATCCTGACCAGGGCTCTGACGGCTATGTTCCCCTTTGGAACCGCCATCATGATTTCCGCGGCATAATGCTCATCAAACATTTTTCTGAGCGCCTTATGAGCAGCCCAGATTGCCCATGAACCGCGCCCCTCTGGGAGCACGGCGCTATGAGCGTCATAAATTCCGTCAGAAACCTTCCAAAACAGAAATCCGCCGTGCTCACCGAGCAGCGCGATATAGCGGCCGTCATTAATACAGTCGGTAAGATCTAGCTTTCCGCTTAACGGCCCGCAGACCCACGGGTATACACTCGGATGATTGACAATCTCGTTGATGCGCTCTGCCGACATCGAGCGCTCAATCATCTGAGCACAAAACCTCCATTCCCTCCGTTGAGAGAATCAACATAGGTTAGCCAATAGTGCAGATTGATCGCGATATCACCCGTAGATGCTTGGGCAGCACCGTTGTTCTTGTAGACCGGCAAGGTGCCTAACGTGCCTGTTGCGGTCACAATCAAAGCCGTAACCGGTCCCGTACTTGTTGCATCGGCAACGAATGCAAACGTTTCATAGTCACTGTATTGATTAAGTGATGGCTGAACATCGAGAAGCGTCAGCGTGATTACATTCGATGTCGTTGATGAATTGCACGGAAAAAAGCGATTCATATTGACGACGTAGTTGCGTAATTGCTGAAGCGCGACCCGGCCGGTCCCGGTTAGATTGCCGCGTTCGTCTGTAAATTGTCGCCCTGGATTCGGTGTAACGATTGGTGTTGGTTGTGCTGCGGCCGGAATAACCATTACATGCCAATCTCAATATCGGCGTGCGCTGCAATTATATTACGTCTTACTGGATCGGAAATTGTTATCCGATAAACTCGATTTCGAAACTGACCCATGCGCAGCCATCTTAAGCGAGTTTGGTAAGCCCCGATCTTCCCCATCGCCTTCCAGAGCTGTAACCCCTTGAATATTCGTCCGCCATCATCTGACCAGGACAGCATGATTTGCGGATTGTCGCCTGGAGAGACCGTGTTGCCGACGCCACTTTCAATGTCCAACTCAAAGCGCGACATGAAGACGCGTTTACGATCACTGTGGATCGGAGGCGTTACCATGAGCGCGCGCATGGTGTTGCCGAACTCTGTAAACACATTTGGGTCGAGGTAGCCTATGTTCCCGCTATAGGCGTCGCCAATCAGTACCTTGTTGTAGATTTGAACGGCCCCGGCCGCGCGCCACCGTCCATATGACTGATTGAAAACATCCCAGCTTTCACGCTCGTGCCATAACCCAGATGAAATATCGTAGACCCAGGTTGCATTGCCGGTGATGAATGTCAGGACAATGAACTTATGGCCGTTATAAGTGTACGAAAAACAATAGGCATCTGACACGGACGAATATTTTTGCCACGCCTGCTCGATCGCATGAGTGCTAATGCGGCGTGGAATTGTACCGTCTAGCCGGTAGAAGATAATATCGTCTCCAAGAAAAAAGACTGAATTGTCTTCCTTAATGGGAGTCAGTTTGGCTGCGCATCCGCGTTCGATTGTGCCGCCATCGATCCTCTGGAATGGGAAATTGACCGAACCCGCGTCGTACCATGTCTCAATCGTGCTCGTCCCGAAGATGAGCAGATTTTCCTGCTGGTTTACGACTGATACGACGTTGTCAGGTGAGACCTCGGCGGACGCGAAGTCCAGACCGCTATAACTCGTTCCGTCCAATGAACCAGAGATGAAAAATTTGTTAGTCCCATCCCATGTAAGTGCGAAATAATTATCGAAGAATGCCGCCGAGCTTGATGCGTGAAAGTTCGAACTGGTAATGACCTGAAAGCCAGTTGAGGCAGAATAGATGTAGCCATTGACCCCATTCAAGATCATCAACTGACTTCCATTGTCTGTCATGCAGACAATGCCTGAACCTCCCACAGTCCCGCCAAGAACCGTTGCCGTCCCCGACGCATCAACGCTGTAAAGCGTACCGCCGGATAGTACATAGAGCATTCCACCCATGACGTGCATGCCACGTATGGGGCCGGGTCCACATGCCGCAAATTGCGTTAGTCCTGGTGCACCAAAAACTGGCGTCTGACTTTTTGCATCCGGCGGCTCACGCTCAAGATAGGCATTGACCATGCGTTGGGCCGACAGGGGAAGCGATTCAGACTTATAGGCCTGGGACGCAAATTGGATAATCACGGGCCAGTTTGATCTGTATTAAAGCCAAACAGATAGCTTTCTGGCTCTCTATCCCAACCCATAACTAGATCGAGACTGGCGGCAGCCTGATCTTTCAGCATGGCATACCTATTGGGAGGCACGTCGTACTCTGGGGCCATCTTGTATGCGAGATTCCAAACCAGGGTATCTAGCCATTCCTGCGGAAGATCTGGCGTGTTTGATGCCGCATCGAAATCCTGAACAGAACGCCACCATGTAAATTTTATAGCCGAATAAACATTTACTGGCGCTGGCCAGACATACATCACACCTTGAGTGTTAGCGCCCCCGCGCGGATCGTAAAACGCTTGGGTCGGGATGCCCGGATTCGTCTTGTTCGGAAGATTGCGATAGTCGATGCGCGCGATCAGCGTCATCGGCGTGTCGATCGCACTACTGAAATAATAACGCCTAGCCGAAACCACCCGCAGCGGTCGATCTATGCCAGACTGATAGCAATACACCGCTTGGCCAGCGCTCGCTGCACTAGTCAGAGCAGCGGACAATTGAACGGTCGTTCCTGATGGCGCACCGTTTACGGTCGTCCAGAACAGTGTGCCGCTATCGAGCACTATACCGATGTTATATCCGCTTGTTATGCCTGTTGCGGACGCGACGCTGATCGATGTCGCGCCAGAGGAAGCAGCAGCGCTGAGCATCGTTGCAGTATAGGTCTCCGCACAATGATCTGACGTTGCTCCACCCAATGTATATGCGACCTGCGACGGCTGCAAAAACAACGTAGCCTCTGTTTCCGTCCAGATATGAAGGCCGGTCGCATTCAGGGCTTTGACCAGCATATTCAACTGGCTCATACAATCTTGGACGGTCTGATTATCCGGCGTCTCACCAGACTCGAATGCGCCAATTTTTCTCAGCGCCGATAAGCAGATCTGGTTGGCATTGAGATTGAAATTCGTACTATTCGAAGCCGTCATTCTAACTGACCAAAAGCGTTAATGCCCTGGTTGGGCGGCGAGACGGCAGACAAGTTCGTCAAATCATTATTTACAGAGGCTGCCCACGGAAGTGGATTATTTAGACGAAGCGTCGTCGGGCTTGCCACCTGAACGATGAATGTTTGCAATAGTTCGCCGTTATCAAGAACAAGTTCTATATTGTCACCGGCATACATGCGGGACGTATTGTTTACATTTATGAGAACATCACCAATGCTGGCCTGCACAGTAATGAAAGTATGCAGCGGCCCATCGTAAGCATCGATAGAGCGTGGACGCGGAAGCGGTACGGTTTGATCGTCAACGACCCCTTTCACGAAGTCCTGGGGTTGCCGAGGTTCCCATCTGCCTTTCTCGACTATAAGTCCCGTCCATTCTTGTCGCGTACTCTCAGCCCGGGTGGCAAAACCAGTTCTATCGTCAATTCGATAGAATGAGCCCATTTTGAAATGCAGCTCTGTGCCCATTTCAGCCGCCGCTATTTGGATTGCCTAGCCACAATGACGCTGGACGCCCATCCTGCTCGGGTATCAGGAGAGGAGCCCTTGTGCGTGGTGGTGGCGGAATCGGATAAACATCGTTGGCTGACCCTGTTGCGTGCACGCCAGTAAGAATGACACTCGGGTTTGCAATCACATTACCCGCAGCACCGGCAGCCTGAACCCCAATAACACTGAGGCTAACCGCGCCTTTGACAGATCCGGCCGCGCCGGTTCCTTGAACTCCGCTTGGACCCGAAAAGGGAATAAGAACGCCAACCTGGCCCGTAGCGGCAACGCCCGTGGTCGTTGGCGAAACAAGCGCTCGTGCAGATCCAACCTGGCCTGTGCCAGCTACACCGATAGTCGCCGCACCAACCAGTGCAACAGTCGTGCCTGCTGAGCCGGTGCCACTAACGCCCGTAATTGCAACGCCGCTGGTATACGTGATGACAATGAGGCCTTGGGCACCAGCGCCACCTCCAATGCCGCTACCGCAACCGCCGCCACCGCCACCGCCGTATGAGCCGCCAACTAAACCGGTGCCCGTTTGGTTGTGACCGTTTGCACCCGTGCCGCTGCCGGCGGTCGCTCCGCCGGGATTGCTCGTGTATTCAGCGCCCGCGTTACCGTTTGCATTTGAGCCTGCGCTCGGGCCGCTCGTGGTGTTATTATCGGCGTTACCACCAGCGCCGCCGTTCGCGCCCGAGAAGTTGCCACCAGTCCCGCCAGCACCATTCTTGCCTGCCGCGCCACCGCCGCCGCCGCCAGCGGCGCTACTTCCACCACCATTGCCACCAGTGCCGCCGCTGAACTTTGTGGTGCCGACACCGCTTGCGGAATCGCCGCCCGCGCCACCCGCTGTCCCTGGTGCGCCGCCTCCAGCGCCTCCTTTAGCTCCAACCGATGAAGCGCCAAGGCTAGCACCG